TGGTTTGCGGCAATGTCGCCAGCCATGCGGCCATATTCGCCAGCCATGACGCCCTGCGCTACGCCGTGGCGCGAGCCGCCGAATGCGTTGGCTGTGTTGGCCTGTGCTGCAAGATTGTTGCTTGCCATTTGGCGTTGCCGCTCAATGTCAGCGCCCGTTTGATCTATGACGCTTGTCGTGTAGGGGTTCATGTAAGCGCCGACTTGGAGCGGCGCGTTCATAGCTGCTTGCGTGCCGCCTATAGCATTTTGTAAAGAGTTTGCCGCCGCCGTGTTGACGTTGAATTGCTGTGGTTGAGCTGCGCCGCCTTGCTGCATTGGCATGGCTGCGTTAACTGGATTGCCTGCGCCTGACATTATGCGGCTCCTTTTGCTTTTACAATTTTTTGCATATCAGCCAAAAGCCCTGGAGATATGCCTGTTTTTTCTTGATAGCGCTCGCTCATTAGCGTGCCTGATTTAGTTGCAAATGAGTCAGCATATTTGCCCAAGCTGCCGTCAGCTTTGGCGTTTTCAAGAGCTGTTCTGATCGCTTTCCCGTCGCTTGGCAGTGCAACTTGGCTAATCGTTGCTGCTTCTGCTGCTTCAGTCGTTGTCAAATCGCCGTGTGCGGCAAAAAACTCGCCTGCTGCTTGCGACGAGCCGCTTACAATTACGCCGCTGTCAATTATGTCTTGAGTGTCAAACTGATTTTGCAGCGCCATAATATTTTGCTGTGCGCGGTCATTCCCGTCCGAGGTTGGTAGTGGTGCAGGCGTACCGCCACCTAACAGGCCGCCCATTGTGAAGATACTGTTGGCTATGTTGTTGGCTATTATGTTTGCATTTGGGTCTATGCCAGATAAAACTTTTTCACCCGTAATCGGGTCTATATAAGAGGTGACTCCATCGCTTGTTGGTGGAAGATATGCATTAACGCCGTTTGCATCTAACATTTCTGGCGTAATCATCGTGCCTGTCATCATGCCGGGATTGTCTTTTGAGGAATTTTGCGAAAGGTTGTATTGGTAGTCGTAAACATCTTGAAAGGCGTTGTTGTAGCCTTTGCCACTTGGGTTGTTTGCCAACATATCTTGAGCCAAGAAAATTTCAGTGCTTGGGTCTGGTATTGCGTCAACGGCGGCATTGTATGCGGCAGTTAGCTCTGGATCAGGATTAGCATTTAATCCAAGCACAGTATCTCTTGGCAGAACCTCGCCCGTAACTGGATCAGTGTAAACGCCAGAATCCACAATGAAGCCGTCGCCTAATGTTGCATTTCCTTTAACTGTGCCGTTAGCATTCAACTCAGCCAACAGCGCATCTAGCTGCGCTGAACCAGATTTCGGTATAGAGCCAAACGTAGCTGTAGTGCCGTTTAAGCCCGACCCTGCGTGTTGGCCTACAAATTTATCGTAATTTGTCGTGTTGCCGTTTAAGCCCGACCCTGCGTGTTGGCCTACAAATTTATCGTAATTTGTCGTGTTGCCGTTTAAGCCCGACTTATCAAATACTGACTGGCTTTGGCTGTTTGAATTATTTGCTAAGGTTGCGGCAACCTCTTGAATGGCTGCTGTTGTGTCGGTGTCTGACGCTACGCCAGAATTATCAACTGGATTAAACGTGGATGCCGCGCCTGTATAAGGGTCTATGAACATGGCATCATACGCCGCTGCTTGACCGGGGCGAGCTGCTCTAAAATCTGCAACTGCGCTGTCAAAAAGCGGAATACTTGAGTAGCCTTGCGAGCCGTCTGAAAACGTCGTTGGCGCAGGCATGCCATTGCCAAGACTGCTCTGCATGCCAAAGGCATTAGCTGCCGCGTTGGTGTTCGCAAAAGCATCGTTTTGCATAGGGCTGAAAGCTGCAAACCTGTCAGCATAATTCGGCTGAAATCCGAGCGTGCTGATCTGGTTGCCGCGCCCTAAGTTATCTTTCGCGGCATTTTCCATCCACTCAGGGATTTCTACTTTTGTTGACGTCGATCCACCGCCTGCCATTATGCTAATTCCTTCATATAACTTACGTGCAGCATCTTTGCACCGAATTGTTCCAGCGGTTTTGCCCAGCCGCGCCGACCGTGCATTGTCAGCGCTGTGCAGCCTTGAGCCTTCGCCCATTTTAGCACGTCTTTGTTCATTTCCAAAAGTTGCGGGAGTTCGCCGCCGCCAAGAAATATGTTCAAAACTTTGCGGCGAGGGTAGCTTATTATTTCAGTTATTAAGCACCCTTTTGGCGCTGGCCAAAGCTGCATTTTACCGCTCTTGCAGCCGTCAACTATGTCCTCAAAATTGTGCGTCTTGCCAGAATATTCCAGCGCCGCTTCAATCCACTTTCTGCATCTTTCCAGTTGCTCCATCACCACGATCCACCCGTCATAGAAACGCGCTTCCAGATGTGAGCAGATCCATCATGCGCGCCAACACAAACGTAAATGTAGGACGTATCCCAAGCTATCATGCCTGTCAGATCGCCAGCCGCGCCAACGCTGGATGCTGGAGCTGTCTCACGTACCACCAGCGCTTTAAACGTGTTTGCCTTGCTTACGATTGGGTAGCCAAATTCTTTATCATAAAGTAGCACGCCGTCCTCGGCGGCGCTTGCACCCGGCTGCTTGGCGTCGAGCTGGTTTAACGCGCGCCCAAGAAAGCGTCGCAAGTTTTCAGCCCACAGCGAAAGATCTGGCGTGATTGGCGGCAATACTCTCATCGCCGCCCGCCAGCTCTTGCGTCAAGTCGCATTATTCCAACGCGCCAATCTGCCGACGAACCTTCAACGCGCATGCGAACTTGACGGCCTTGAAAGCGCACGCTGGTCGGGTTTGACATGTTAAAAGGGCCATGCGTTGTTTCTGCTGCGTTGGGGTAAAAGCGCGTTTTAAACTTTGCTGTCACGTCGCCCTGCGTTTTTTCGTCAGGTATCATTTCAACGATTTGCATCACGTTGTCTCCGTTGCCGATACTGATTGGCCCGGTTTCAGCAAACGGCGTTGACGTATCGTAATTTGTGCCAGTTTCGTGTTCGTATAAAACGCCAGTTGTGCCGATATACATTGGCTGACGAAACACGCCACGATCAACGCCAGCCGTGCGAGCAAGATTACCCGTTAGCCATACGTTTTCGGCGTAATCATAGGCCACATATCTGTCGCATTCTGTTGAATTGTTGCTTGGGTAGAACCACCAGATTTCATTCCATTCGCTGTTGACGACGGCGCTGACTTTGCTTCTCTGATCTGCGTTCATGTCTGAAAAAACGTAGTCGCCAACTTCGCACGGTAGCGTCTGCACAGCACCGCCAGCGTAAACGTGAAAGCTGCGCTGGCCCATCCAAAATACGCCAGCGTCTACGCTGACCGCTGCATTAGCTGCAATGAGGCCGCATGATGTGCCGACGCGCTCAATTCCAAACACAAATGGCAAACCTTGGAATGTCATCGCGTGGGCATCTTCAGTTGTCAGAATAAGCGATTGGCCCCTTGTGCGTAACCCTTTTAAAATCGTGCCGTTTGTTTGAATGTTTAGATCGCCTGCTTGGTTTGTTGCCGCCGCTGTCCAAAGGTTGTTGTTTTCCTGGTCAGACCATTGCACCTTGCGCGGATCGCCGCCTGCGCCAAAGCAAACGACAAAGCGTTCCTCTGTCACCATAAAGCCAGTGCACGAAGTTGGCGCATTGCTAAGAAGCGCTGCGTCAGTGCTTGCGCTTAGTTGCCATTCGTAAAGCTTGCCGTCATCGCTAGACATAGCCAGCAAATATTGGCCCCAATTTTCCAAGCTCCACGTTGTTGCTGGAAGAATGTTGCTGCTGTCTTGTCTTGGCGTTCCAAATGTTTCTTGCCCGTACAAACCGCTGCCGTAGGCCGTTGCTGCTGTTGCGTCTACTCTTCCTGTTGTTAAGGCGTTTGGCGTGTTATCAGAAACAACCCCATTTGACGTAATTGTGTGCAGCTTGTTGTGCGTACCGATTGCAATGTGCCTGTCTCGGTTGTTGCCTTCCCAAGCCAGCATTCCGCGAGCCACGCCAGATATGTTGACACTTTGACGCTGACGCCAGCCGCCGACAGGCCGCAAGCTGTCCTCATGCCATCTGACAAGATCAACGTCGCGCCAACGACCAGCCGACATAAGGTCAGTGCCGTTTCTGTAAGCGCCCTTTGGAATGGCTAAAGGTACAAGAGGCATTCAGTAATCCTACGGTTTTGTCGGCCATGAAATCGTATTTGGAAATTCCGCTTGTTGCGGCACTTCACGAAGCTGTTGGCGGTAGGTTGTCATTGCGCTTGAAAGTGTTGCGTCGGATAGCGCGAGGTAATCGGTTTCGGCGAGAAGGGCGTCGCGTTTGGCGCGTTCTGTTGTGGCAAGTGCTGCATCATATGCTGCTGTTTCGTCGGCGCTTTTTGCGCTGACAGTCCAGCCTGTTGTCCAAGCTCCGTCAACTAAAGTTGGCGCTGCGTTTTGGCTGCAAGTGTGCGTTCTTTCTGTATAGCTCGGTTGCTCCAAATATGTGACAGTTTCAACGCCATGCTCTTGCAAGATAGCCGTTGGTATTTCTCGCGGAAACGAAATGTTTGGATTATCGCGGCGTAATTGTCCAATCGTGTATGGATATTGATTGACTGATCCGCTTGTAATTTTAACGTACATTTTTAACCCTCTGCTTTAATTGCAATGTAAATATAGGTTCGCCCACTGCCGTTGATATGACCGCCACTGTCTTTCGGTTGCCAACCATTTGAGAGGAAGTTTACTCGCTGAGTGTTAAGCTCGGCATCAGAAAGGTTCGGACGTAAAACCTTATCGTCTCCATTAGTTGTCACGCCTCGAACTGAATCTATAATTTCCCAATTTTCGGTTGCTGTAGCGCACTTGTAAAAAATGAATTGCGGTTGGAAGCCTACATCAACAACTGGCCCTGTTGAGCTTCCGTTTCCTGTGTAGGAACCGCACTGAACTATGGAATCATCGCCTGTTTCGTGAGCGAAAATGTAGGCTACATATTTCCACCCTAGATTGTTGTAGTTTCCGTTGACTTTACTGCTGTTTCCAAGCGTAAATTTGTTTGACGTTGGGGCAACATTGTTAAATTGTTTTTCTGTGTCATTATCAGATTGTCTTGCGCCAGCTGCGTTTAAACTAAGGAAATAGTTTTCTGGCGAAGATGAATCTACGCCACGGTGATAAACAACCCAATCTCTTGTTGCTACATTCAACAACTTTATGAGTATCATTCCTACTTCACAGTCTAGGTTGTGGGCAATTTCACGCCCGGCAACGCCGTTGCCGTCCCAAGTTTGAATGTCAAAAAATTTAGGGGCCTTGCGAAAACTCCAAGAGCAAAATGTACCAGTATTATAATTATACCCACTGTCATTTCCTAAAGAAAATCCAGTAGATGTAAATGCAGTAAGCCCGTTTACTTCTGTCGCTTCAGAGTCAGTGCTGTGTGATCGTAACCTTTTAGTAGCTCCTCTAGCCGTGTCTA